TGTGGGCGGGTTCGACTCTTATTCAATCCTAAAATGCCCCATAAAGGTAAGATTGGAACAGAGGGGTGTGGAGTCCAGCTATAAGCGAAATCTAAAAGAGGAGGATGTTAAAGTATGACCGAGATGTGTAAAGTAAAACACGGTATAGAAATTCCAAAATCCTCGAAACGATACTCAAATCTCTACTCTCTCGCGTTTAGCAAAGAGAGTCTTTACGCGGCGTATCTTGACGCGAGAAAGAAAAAGAGAAACAAGATAGGAACATATATGTTTGAGACGCATTTGGCAAAGAACATAGATGATCTTCATAAGGAGCTTGAGAGTAAAAGCTACTCCGTGCGTGATTATAGAGAGTTTGTAGTCTATGAGCCAAAGATGCGAGTCATACAAGCGCCTCACTTTAGAGACTTGGTAGTGCAGCACGCCATATATAGAGTGATTTACAATATCTTTAATCCAACGTTTATAGATACGAGCTTCGCTTGTAGAAAAAACGGAGGCACTCACAAGGCGAGCGAGTACACTCAAAAAGAGATGCGAAAATATAGTGGTGGGCTTTATTTCGTGAAGCTTGACATCAAAAAGTTTTTCTACTCCATAGATAGAAAAATTCTCAGAGAGATATTTGAGAAAAAGATAAAAGACAGAGAGTTTGTGGACCTGATGATGATGTTTGCAAACTCAAAGACATCGGAGGTCGGCATACCCATAGGCAACTTGGTGAGCCAAATATACTCTTTGATATACATGAATGAAGTTGACCAGTATGTTAAGAGAGTTCTCAAAGTAAAGAGCTATGTGCGATATGTAGATGATTTTGTACTCATAGGTCTTACTCTTGAGCAAGCAAAGAGCGTCAAAGATAAGTGTGAGCTTTTCGTAAAAGAGCGACTTGGCTTAAGACTCTCTCACTGGCATATTCAAAAGATAAAACGCGGAATCAATTTCGTGGGATACAGAACTTGGAGAGCTAAAAAGTTTGTAAGAAAGCACTCGCTCTACAAGTTTGCAAAAGCGGCAAAAAAGAAAAAGGTGGACTCTATGGTTTCTATCATAGGTCATTCGAAAAATACTCAAAGCATAGGATATCTCAAGCAACTGCTTGAGACGCACATGAGCGAGTATGAGTTTATATTACCAAAGAGGAGCGTCAAATGTTTAAGTATGTAAAGTTTGAAAAAGTTGAGACTGAGCACACAGTCTTGGAGTTTAGAGGAATGAGTGAAGAGGTGAAAGTGAATCATTTCAGTAGCGCGAACAGTTTAAGTTATGCGGTGAGTATTGAGTCAGAAATCGAGTCAGCTATAAATGAACTTGTAAATGCTCAAGATGAAGCAATCAACTGTGTCTTTATAACTCAAAATGATTTTAAAGAGCTTGTGGGAGAGTCTCTACAACTCAAACGCATAAGAGAAGTGGTAGCTACTGAGATAGCTAAGAGATACTCTTTGGCAGATGAGATAGCTATGAGCAAGAGAGACACAACAGACGAAAAGAGAGTCGCTTATGAGTCTTATGTTGCTGAGTGCTTGGCTATTGGGTATGGGCTAAAAGCTGAGATAGGTTACTAAGATGCTAAACAAAGACAAAGCATTTCACTTTATGGGTGGAATGGGTGTTGCGATATCTCTCGGGATTATATCGCTAGGACTAGGGCTAATTGCTGGCATATCAGTAGCAGTTGCAAAAGAAGTTTATGACAGTAAGCATCCAGAGAAACACACTGTTGATGGCATGGACTTTATAGCGACTATGGTGGGTGTACTAACAGCTATAGAGATATTGAAACTAGGCTAGATAAATATACTCAGGTAAAGCAGAGATATAAAGCTTAACGTAGTCTTAAGGTTATGTTAGCTAAACTGCAGAAAAATTATGTAACGGAACTGCAACAATGACAGATGAAACACTAAGAGATCTAGTAACTAAGCACGACTCTACAATAAATAGCTTAGTAATAAGTGTAGAGCATCTGGTCGCAGCACAAGCCAAAACAAACGAACAACAAGCAGAAACAAATAAAAGACTCCAAGAAATTAGTAAGTATCTAGCTAAACAAGCAGTATTCGACAGTCAGTTGAGTACTATGGACAGAGAGCTTACCGAAAGCTTCAAGAGAGTCCATCAGAGAATAGATATCATTGAGTCTGTACAAAATAGTGATACTGGATGTAATAGTGTAAAGTTGCTGAATAAAGATGTACAGAGTATAGCAAGAGATGTAATACGGTTGATAGGGACTGTAGAAGACGAGAAATTAAAAGTAGAAGCTGTAGATAAAGTGATAAAAACCTATCCTAGCTCAGGTACGATTAGGTGGGTAATAGGCGGAATATTGCTATATCTGGTGTCATTTGGGACTTACGTAGTACAATCTATGCAAGCCCTAAATGAGACAGATATACGAGTAACTACAATGCTAAAGCACACAGGACTTGTAGAATGAAAGCATTTATATTATGGTTAGAAGAAGATGATAAGAGACTTAGAAAAGTATTAGCTATATTCACAGCGATAGTGTGGTTCATAGCAGTAATAGTTAGCTATATAGGCTCATTGTATAAGATAACTACAATAGAAGTGCTAGGTGCTGTTACTGCTCAATTCAGTATAGTGATAAGTGCTTATATGATAACAAAGGCGAATAATGATTAGTGGGTATGTATATACAGCAGTAGCTGGTCTGGTTATAGGGTATGTGATAATGATAAAAATGTCGTTAAGCGAGGCAGAGACTAAGATAGAAAACCTACGGACTGAACTGCTCAATGCTCACAATCAAATGAGTTCGCTCAAAAGTTCACTCAAATCTAGTAATAAAATCATAAGTGATATGCAAATAGACATAGAGGCTAAGAATGCAGAACTTCACGAGTGGAGAGCAAAACCTCCGAAAGTAAAATATGAGACAATCTATAGGGATGTAGTAAGAGATGTAAATCTAACTGGAGAATGTGATGAAGTCAAAGACCTTATTAATAGTACTACTAGCATTAACCTTAACAGCTTGTAGTTGCAAGCCTGAATATATACAAGTTCCAGTTGAAGTAAAAGTGCCTATAAAATGTAAAGTTGAGTTGCCAGACGGAGAAATAAATGAGTCACTAAATACAAGTGAGAAGTATGTAGAGTTGTTGAAGTACATAGCAAATCTTCATAGAAATATAGAGAGGTGTCAATAATGTATTTACAACTAGTAAGAGAAAGCTTCACTAACAAGTCGACAGAAGGTAAGCTATTCATAAACGGGGAATTCGAGTGCTACACTCTTGAGGATAAAGATCGGTTTCTAGAAGTAAATACTATAGAACAGAAGATATACGCTGAAACTGCTATACCAAGAGGTAAGTATAATGTACGTCTAACTAGATCTCCTAGGTTTAAAACAGTTCTACCTCTACTAGATGATGTGCCCTTCTTCGAAGGAATAAGAATACACTCTGGTAATAAACCGGAAGATAGTGAGGGTTGTATACTGGTAGGATCAACTAATAGTAGAGAAGATGATGACTGGATAGGTGGATCTAAGATAGCACTAAAGAGTCTGATAAGTAAGCTACAAGAAGCTGTCGATAGGAAAGAAGAAATAACTATAGAAATAGTATAGAGTCTCTGCTATGGTATAATCCTACTGAACTTAACATAAGGCAACATAATGGAAATAGCGAAGTTACTAGAGTATGCGTTAACAGATGCTCAGAAAAGAAACATACAGGGTGTAATAGATCACGGAAGTGTGACTAAAGCTGCTGAAGCACTAGGATTAAACCATAGTACTGTAAGTAGATCTGTAAAAGCAGCCAGGATAGCTGCTGCTAAAGTAGGAGATGCTCCTGAAGCAGGATTAACGCATAAAGCCCCTGCAGGATTCAGTATAGATAGGGTAAGCTCGTTCCTAGATGATGAAGGTAAAATATCTCGTCAATGGGTAATCGCTAATCGTGATAAAGAAAACCAATTCAACATGATGATGGAAGCATGGCAAGAGGTGTGTAGCGCATTGCCAAGAGTTGAAATAACAGAACCTCCCAAAGAAGTACTAGAAGACTTGCTGTGTGACTACACAATAGGGGATAACCACACAGGGATGTTTGCGGTAGCAAAAGAAGCCGGTGACGATTGGAACTTAGAAAAAAGTGTGGATATACTCCGTAAAGGAATGAATCACTTAGTAGCACATGCCCCTGCTGCAAAGACTGCATATATCCTAGATGTAGGAGACTTCTTCCACTCAGATAATCAAAACAACGTAACAAACCATAGTGGAAATCCACTAGATGTGGATGGAAGATATGCCCAAATACTAAGTGCTGGAATAGATTGCCTGTGCACAATGATAATGCTTGCACTTCAAAAACATGAAAAAGTAATATACAGAAGTGTGATAGGTAACCATAATGAGCATAGTGCTGTGATGATCAATTTAGCAATAAAAATGCGCTTCCACGATGAGCCTAGGCTAGAAGTACTAGACAACCCTAACATGTTCAACTACTACCAATTTGGAATAAATCTACTAGCAGATACACATGGCCATACTACTAAAGCGGATAACTTACCAATGATAATGGCAGTAGATGTACCGCAAATGTGGGCAGAAACTACCAACAGGGTATGGCGTACTGGACATGTACATCACCTGTCGCAAAAAGAATATGCGGGATGTAATGTAATAACGTACAGAACACTTGCTCCAAAAGATGCGTGGCATAGTGCTAGTGGATATAGAAGCAATAGAGATATGAGATGTACCGTGTACCATAAAGAAAGAGGCACAGTTGGGATGAATATAGTTAACCCTACAATGCTTGGGTACTAAGGACACCTTAAGCATAGCTGAGGTAAAATAGCAACAATTAGATTAAACAGGACAATAATATGAGTATACATGCGCCAGTATTCCTTGCAAAGAAAGAAAGACCTACTACAAAAAAATTCATCGAAGATACTAGAGAAGATATCCTAGCAGTGCTAGATCTGCTATACAAACGCGGGATGTGGAGTAAGTACCACTATGAAAAATGGACTGAAGAAGCAAAACTATGTAAAGATGAAGCAATACTCCACGGCTGGTGGGACGCGATTGTAAACGGAGCGATGTACGAGCTAGACCTAGAAGATGTAAGAGAAATGGAGCCAGGATTAGCAGAAGCTATGATGAAAGGCTACAAATAAGGCAGTATGAATGAAAGTCAATAAAAAAGAGATACTCACAGCACTAAAACAAGACTTTCGTTCATCGGAGTCACATCAACAAGACTGGGAAGCTCAGAGACAACAGTGGAGAAATGAATCCATAGGAGCTGAGTATGGAAATGAAGTAGGTGGAAAATCCCGTATAGTAAGTAAAGACATTGCTAAGCAAATATCGTGGATGCTTCCATCACTTGCTGATCCGTTCCTAAGCTCAAATGACATAGTAAAAGCAAACCCTGTAACATTCGAAGACGGTCCTGGAGCAGAGCAGAGTGAATTACTGCTAAATACATACTTCTGTAGAAAATTCCCAAGACATAACTTTATCATGAAGGCCCTAAAAGTACTACTTACAGAAGGTACGGTAGTAGTAAAGACAGGTTGGGAATACGAGGATAAAGAAGTAGAGGTAGAAACAGAGACAGTTGCTATAGATGAGTACGGTAATGAGTACATTGAAATAGTAGAAGACACCGAAATCCAAATAATCAAAAACCAACCTACTGCTGAAGTATGCAGAAATGAAGACATCTTCATCGACCCTACATGTATGGATGATCTGGATAACTGCCAATTCGTAATACATAGATATGAAACAGATATGAGCACACTGAGAAAAGACGGCAGATATAAAAACCTAGATAAAATACACGCTGAAAATGCAGATCCACATGGAGATGGGCATGGGTATATGTCTGAAGATGAGACATCGTTTAAGTTCCAAGATGAGCCGCGTAAAAAGATAGTTGTGTACGAATACTGGGGTTACTATGACGTAGATGGAGACGGTGAAGTTGAGCCAATAATCTGTACTTGGGTAGATAACCAAATAATTAGATTAGAAACTAACCCATACCCAGATGATAAACCTCCATTCGTGATCGTGCCGTTCAATAGCATACCATTCCAGATGTTCGGTGAAGCACTTGCGGAAATAATTGGAGATAACCAAAAAGTTAAGACTGCGATAACTCGTGGAATAATTGACAATATGGCAAAATCAAACAACGGGCAGATAGGATTTGCTAGAGGTGCGTTAGATGAAGCAAATAGAAGAAAGTTCCTAAAAGGAGATAACTTCGAGTACAATGGAAGTATGGGTCAGTTCTGGCAAGGAAGTTACAACCAAATTCCTGGAAGTGCATTCGATATGCTTGGTATGCAAAATAATGAAATAGAAGCTCAGACAGGAGTTAAGTCGTTCAGTGGCGGAATAAATGGTTCGTCCCTAGGCAGCACTGCGACATCTGCTAGAGGAGCGTTAGATGCTACAAGCGTACGTAGAACAGCGCTAGTTAGAAACATTGCTGAGAACATGATAAAACCGCTAATGCGTAAGTGGTTAGGCTACTTCGGAGAGTTCATGGAACCTGAAGAAGTAGTGAGAGTAACTAATACAGAGTTTGTACCGATAAGAAAAGATGATTTAACAGGTAGATTAGACATAGAGATTACAATAAGCACTGCTGAGGACAATATGGCACGAACTGAGCAATACTCGTTCCTACTACAAACACTAGGAAATAACTTACCATTCCAATTAAGTCAGCAAGTGCTCGCTAAAATAGCTAAACTTGCTAAAGACCCTGAATTAGAAAAAGGTATCAAAGACTTCAAACAAGAGCCTGATCCAATGGTAGAGAAAATGAAGCAAATTGATCTAGAAAGAGCGCAATTAGAAAATGACAGAATAAGAGCTGAGATAGAACGTGATAGAGCTAGAGCAGCAGAAGACAGAATCGACGCAGAAGTAAAACTTGCTAAAGTCGAAGCTGAGAGAGCAAGAGCTAGAAAACTAAATAGTGATGCTGATATGGCAGACTTGAATTACTTGGACAAAGATCACGGATTTAGTGAAATTCACCAAGCAAATGAAAAAGAGAAAGATAGAATGCATCAGCTGATGCTTGCAGAATTGCAGCGTAGAGCAGGTGACACAAACATAGGTATAGCAAGGAGATAAACATGAATGATGTGATAATGGACCCAGAACAAACAAGAACAGGAGCAGCTAAGAGTGTATTAACAAATGCACAAAAAGCTGCAAAGTTGGATGCGATAGAAGGTGAACTTGCGTTCCGTAAGAGAGCTAACCCAATGATTGCTCAAGCACAGGCAGAAGGTGAGTTAAGTGGAGCGAGATTGCTGGCTCAAAAAATAGAAGCAAATAGACAGAGAGTAAACGCGGCTCCTAGAGAAGCGGGGTTAGCTGACTTATTTACACAAGAACAAGGAATTGCATAATGGAAGAACAAGGATTAGCTGCAGCAATGGGCGGAGCAGGATTAGGAATGGGTCAAGGCCCGAGAGATGGTAGAGGTGCTGGAGCACAACCTGCTATGGTAAGTGTAGAAGAGCTAGTAATGCTGCTGAAACAAGGAATTACCCCAGAAGAACTTGCTCAAAATGGAGTTCCTGCAGAACTGATTGACCAGGCGATGATGGTACTACAACAAGAAGTACAAGCTGGGCAACAACAACAACAACAACCTGCTGCTGGTGGACTAGCAGATATGTACATGGCTGAAGGAGCTGTATAATGCGTAAGTGCAAACCTAAGAAAATAGGGCCCAAAAAGAAGTAGCATAAGCATAGCTTAAGTTATGAGGGGCTATAATAAGCTAAGTGGAATTATGTACACTAAAAATCAATAACCGAAAGGAGTCATTAAATGACTAACCAAACAAATTCGGCTGATTCAAACGACTTAGAATTAGCAAAAGAAGCATTACGCAAAGATGTGTCGCTAGCAGAAGACCTAGAAGGTTTGCAAAACGATGAAAGATTCCAGAGAGTGTTCCTAGAAAACTTCTGTAAAACTGTGGTAGAAGAAGAGGCAAAACAACTAATTAGTGCAAACGAAATGGTTCGTGAAGCTGCATTAGAAAAAATTAAAGCTGCTAAGTACTTAGAAGCATACATGAGCTACATCAAAGATGTAGGAAATGCTGCTAAAGAAGATTTGCTTAAAGGAGACTTCTAATGAATCCAGATAACATGACAGATGAAGAATTCGTGAGATGGCTCGAGGAACAAGAAAATGCTGAGGCAGAGTCTGAAGAAATTGAAGTAGATGGTACAGAAGAAGAACCTGCTGAACCTGAAGAAGCAGAGGAAGAGTACTTAGAAGATCCTGAAGAAGGCGAAGAAGAGTACGAAGAAGAAAATGATGAAGATTTGGAACAACCTGAAGAGGATTCCGATGATAATAGTGAAGATGAAGAAACAGATGAAGATGAAGATGAAGGCTCTACAGAAGATGAAGAGGAACTCGACGGAGAACCTGAAGAAACTGAAGAAGAACAACCGGAAGCTAAAACGGAAGATGTGAAAACTGAAGCACAAAAAGTAGAACCTGAAAAATATGTGTATAAAGCGAATGGCCAAGAATTTGAGTTTACAGAAGCTGAGATTAAAGAGCAGTTCGGAGCAGTGTTTGCAAAAGCAATGGATTATACACAAAAAACACAGGCGCTTAAAAAGCATAGACAGATAGTTGATGTAGTAGAACAAGAGAAACTCACTCTACAAGACATAAACTTTGCGCTAGATCTACTAAAAGGTGATAAAGGTGCTATCGCAGAACTGATTAAGAAAACTGGTGTAGATACACTAGAACTTGAAGCAGAAGATAAATTAGCCTATACGCCAAAAAATTATGGTCGGACAGATGTTGAGTTAGACATCCAAGAAGTTACTGCAGAAATTAGTAAAGATCCTGAGTATGAAATTACTCACAGACTGCTTACTAAAGAGTGGGACGATGAATCGTGGACAGAGCTAACTAAAAAACCGCACATGATTAAACTACTACATACTGATGTAAAAAGTGGGGTATTCAACAAGATTAACCCAATTCTGCAGAAGTTAAAAGTACAAGATTCTGTGAGATTTGGCAGAAGCATAAAATCTGACTTAGACTACTACAAAGAGGCTGTTGGAGTATACTCGCAAACAGTAGCACAAGAAACTGCTAGAAAAGCAGAATCTGAAAAAGTAGAAAGTGCCCAAAGAAAGATTGCGGAAGTTAAACAAACACAAGAAAAAAAGGTTGCTCAAAAAGCAGCAGTTAAAAAACGTAAGGCAGCAGCGCCAACTAAAAGTAGCACTGGAACAAAGAAATCCGTAGATTACTTAGAAGAAGCACTTAGTATGAGTGATGACGACTATGTAAAGTGGATGGAAAAAAGACTCGGATAGAGCAAAGGAAATGACAAATGGGATATAATGCAGGTACGACGGCAACTCCGTCAACAATCGACAAAAAAGCTGGGATTGGACAATTCAATCAAAAGCACTATAACAAAAAAGCAATTATTGACATCAAAGATGAGATGATTTTCTCACAAATGTCAAACACAATGGGTATGCCTAAGAATCAAGGTAAAGAAGTAGTAAAATACAGATATGTACCAGTACTTAGTGATGACAATGAAGTTGCAAACTCAGGACTTGACGCACTTGGTGTAGCATCAAAGGGTAACTTATACGGTTCAAGCCGTGGTATGGGATACATTGCTGCAAAACTTCCAGATCTCGGTGAAGATTCTGAAAGAGTTAACAAAATTAGTTTCTCACGTAAAGAAGTACGTGGTTCAATTAAAAATCGTGGGTTCTTCTATGAATGGACTAAAGACGAAATGAACTTTGATTCAGATGCTAAACTTAAAATGCACACAACTACTGAAGCAGTACGTGCGGCTAACCAAGTTAATGAGGACATCCTTGCAACTGAACTAATCAATGGCGCTGGTATTACATACTTTGCAGGTGACGCTACAACTATAGCTACAATAGATGAAACTTCGGTTCCAACTATCCAAGACCTTATCAGAATTGATACACAGTTAGATAACAACAAATGTCCAAAAGACACTACAATCATCGCTGGTTCAAACTTGATTGACACTCGTACAGTACAAGCTGCACGTTACATGTTCATCTCACCAGATATGAAAATGGCGTTTATGGAAATTAAAGCACTTAACGGTGTTGATGATGCATTCGTTCCAGTTGAGCAATATGCAAAAGCTAACCAACAAGGTAAGTATGTAACTGCAATCCACGGTGAGATCGGTAAAGTTGGTCCATTCCGTATCGTTGTACACCCTAAAATGGTGAAATACTCTACTGATGTAAATGGTGCTTCAGGTGCTGCTTGGACATCAAGTGCTGCTACAGATGAGTTCCGTAATGACGGTTCAAACTTCGAAGTTTACGCTAACTTAGTAGTTGGTTCAGGTTCATTTACACACATCGGGTTCGAGTTCGGAGCTGGTACACAAGGTAAATTCAACCTAAAACACAAAACTCCAGAAGAGTTACGTTCACGTGAAAACCCATATGCTAAATTTGGTATGTCGGTAATCGAGTGGTGGAACGGAGTTTTGGTGGAACGTCCTGAGTGGATCGCGAACTACGTTACAAGTTCTAAGTATTAATAGCAATCCAGTTAAGACTCCTATAAGGAGTCTTTAGTTAAACTACTCCTATAAAAAATAAATTTATAGGAGTTTCTTCAATGTACCACTATACATACTTACTTATAGATCCAGAATCAGATATGAAATACATAGGTGTAAGAAGCTGCAAATGCGAAATAGAAGATGATCCTTATAAAGGTTCCTCTTGGGCTATGAGTGAAGAAGCTAAAAAAAGATGCATTAAAAAAGTGCTGGGTGTCTTTGATACTAGACTAGAAGCCAATGCTCATGAAGTAGAGCTCCATGCAAAGTATGATGTTGCTAAAAACCCAGAATTTTGGAATTTAGCCAACGCTCTATCTCATGGCTATGATTCAACAAAATATGTTCCTACAAAAGAAATGCGTGAAAAAACCTCAAAAAGATTAAAAGGTATCCCATTAAAACCAGAGCATATAGAAAAATTAAAAGTTGCTCAACAAAAACGTTGGCAAGAAGGTAGAGGAGTCCCCCTAGAAAAATATAAAAGAGGGGAAGAACATAAGGATAGAAAGTATACTTCAAGGTATCTGTGGAAAAATATAGATGGTACTGAGTTTGAAGGAACTAACTTAGAGTTCAAAGATTTTACTGGTGTAAAACACATTCAAAATGTAACTAGGCTGCTTACTGGGGATAGAGTGCAAATGAAAGGATGGTATATAGTACAAAATCTAGGTGCCGGTATAAAAACAATTGAGACCTATCAAACTGACAAAGTAAGATGGGAGAACGGGAGTGAAATATTTGTAGGCACTCCATACCAATTATCAGAATACACAAAAATTCCTTTAGGCGCACTGAATAAAGTTGCTACAGGAGAAAGAAAATCTGCTAAAGATTGGAAATTAAGCGACAAATAAGCAAGACACTGCTAAAATAGTAGTCAAAGTCAATAGGTATCACCCTGGACTATAACTCAAAAGATAAAGGAATATGCAAATGACATATGATGAATTAAAACAGAAAGCTACAGACTTAGGTGTAGAGTTCAAAGGGCAAATCGCTAAAGTTGAATTAGAAGCATTAATTGCTGCTAAAGAAGAAGAAATTATGATGGCTGAAAAAGAAGCTCAGTATGAAAAACCTACTGAAGAATCGAAAGCAGCAGTAAAAGCAGAAGTTAGTGAAGCATCTAAAAAAGTGAATGCTAGACAGAACGCAATGCTTATGAAAAAAGTTAAGATTACTCCATTAGATGAAAGAATGAGATCAATTCCGTCAGAGTACTTCTCAGTAGGGAATAGACATATCGGATTCATCACTAAAGTGGTTAGATTTAACGAGCCGACATGGGAACCGCAGATAATCCTTGACACATTACGTGAAAAACAAATGGTAATTCAAGAATCGTCTACAGTAAACGGTAAAGAAGTAACTCGTAAGAAGCTTACTGAAGCATACGCTATAATGGAAATTCCATTAACAGCTGAAGAAAAAGAGCAACTAGAAGGCTCAAGAAAGTAGCTATATAGTGAGCTCTACGGAGCTTACTAATATAATTACAGGAGAATAAGGCAATGGCAGACTTCATAATACCTCAAGGAAGAGAGTTCCAGTTTACACTAAAGATAATGGAAAAAGAGACATTCCTTACTCAAGATGTGGAAACATTTGACCCTGCAGAAAGTAGTGTACAATTCCGTGAGTTAGCAACTATGGATTGTGTAGCAGTTGCTGCTGGTGAAGTGGTAATGGAAAAATTGCCAGATGATGACACTGCTGTACCACTGACATATAGAGGTGGCAGAGTAAAGGTAACGCTTGCGGATACATTGACTGCTAAAATGAGTCCTGAAAGAGGCGAAAAAGTAGACGGGTACTACCTAAAACCTACATACGAAGGAATAATTACAGTAGGATTCACCGACCCTGAAATACCTACAAGAACTGTACTACTAGAAGAAGTATATGTAGTACCTGCGAGTTGCTAAATGGATAAAGTAATAACAGACGCAGTAGAAGTGGTTAAAGACACTGCTATAGAGTTAACTACTGGGTTACCTGAAGTAGAAGTAGATGTAAAACATAGTATAACTGCTGAAGTACAACCTGACACATATGCAATAGCAAGTACAGGATACTCTGCTGGAGTGCCTGGATGGGTGGCATCGTACGTAAGTAACTTGGTACAAGAGTCAATAGGTACAGGAGGTACACTAGCAGATGCGCTAAACCTAATACGTACCGACTTGATGAATGAGATAGAGCTAGGTGTAAATCAAGCCATAAGCCAAATAGAAAATGCATACGTTTCCAGTAGCACATTCACTACTACACTAGCATCTGAAATAGGTGCTGCTAGATCTGCTATACTAGACACAGTACAAACGTACGCTGATGAAACACAAGCTTACGCTGCTGAAGTAAATGCACTAAAGGCTACGTTTGGAGATGACGCTGAGGCATACATAGGGTCAGTAGCACTAGCTTACGCTGATGACAAGTATGCTACTGCTGCTACATATGATACTCTGGCTGCTACATATAATAATATGGAAGTGACACTAAACGATACTAGAAATGTGGTGTCTGGAGAGCTAGACATATGGAATGGAGACGGTACTCCTGCGTTTGGGCAAGTATATGAGTTCAGCGATGGATGGAAGAAATACCTTGGAGAGATCATAGGGTGGAAGAAAACTACTGATATGGAAAACTATACTAGACTCCAAGCAGTAGAGAGTGAACTAGGAAGCTTTGCATCTACTGTAGGAGTAAACCTAGAGCAATTACAGCAGCAAGTAGATGGGGAGATATCTTCATGGTTCTACAATGGTGTCCCTTCTCAAACTGTACTGCCGTGGAGTGACTGGATAAGTATAGATACTACTAACGAGAATACTAGTATTCAGGAAGCTCACTTAGGAGATCTATACTACGACAAAATTAGTCAAGCTGCTTACAGATTCTCAAAAGATACACAAACTGGAGTATATGGGTGGGGTCAGCCTATAGCAGATGACCTAATCACTAGAGCTCTAGCGGACGCAGCGAATGCTCAAGATACTGCTGATGATAAAAGAGCGATATACACAGGTGAAGAACCACCATCCGGAACTGCAGCAGCTCCGTTAGATAGTGGAGATATGTGGATACCTAGTGAAGATAACACTATATATAAAAAAGGCGAGATCTATGTGTATGTAGATGGAGGTAATCCTCCGTGGGTACCGCCTACTAGATACACTGAGGCTATTGAGGCAGTACAAACAGAAATTACTACGTGGATAGAGGAAGACTTTAAAGACACAATAGAACTGATAGGTACTCAGATAGATAAAAAGGCTGGCACATACTACCAAGCAACAGCTCCGTGGTTAGAGTATACAAATGTATCAGATACAGCAGAATATAATGAGAATGTAGGAGATCTATGGAAAGACGCAGCTGATAACGAAGAATACATATATTCAAAAGTTGCTAATGGTCTTAATTGGAACTATGTTTGGGTTAACATGGAAGTTCCTGATATAGTGTTTGACACAATAGACGGAAAAGCTTCTATATATACAGGAAATACAACTCCTACTATAACAACAAATCCTGAATTAGAGATTGACGATATCTGGATAACAGGAGATAACCCAGAAGGAGGAAGAGTACCTAAAACGCTATATGTGTGGGATGGCAGTACATGGGAAGAACCTCTAAGATATACAGACGATCGATATGCAATAGACATAGAAAACGGAACGAAGCAGATAAATCTATCACAACATATAAATTCATTAGGATGGACTGATGATAGTGCTCTTAATAGTTTTCAAGTACTCTATAATCAGGACTACGCAGAACTTACTACAGCTGTAGATAAGAAAATAGAATACTACTATCAAGCTACTGATCCGTTTAGCGGACGGACAGACATGACATCCGCTCAGGATAATGATATGTGGTACGATACAGCTAATAAACTATTATATAGCTACGTATATACTTCTAATACACATAACTCAAGCTACTGGGCTAGGGTAGAGGATAAAGAATCGTTAGATGCGGCTGAGGCAGCTTCTGTTATAGCTAAAGGTAAAATAACTAGTAGAATAGGCACTACAGTTGAACGAAATGCTAATGAAGCTACACTAACTGCTGATGACTTAGGCGACTTATGGACAGACACTGATGAGAATAATGCACTGTATAGGTTTAATGGTACTAGCTATGTAGCTATACGTGATACTAATAGTGATGAAGCACTAGATAACTTCTTAACTGTAACGTATGCAGCCGATCTCCTAAACATAGGCAATCAAATTGACGGGAAAGCTGATACCTATTTTCAAGGTACTAAACCTTACCGATATTCCACACTGACTGTAGAAGAGCGAAATGCTAAAGATGGTGATGTATGGTATGATACGACTCCTGCAGGAGACTACGTCGAAGCTTATAGGTTTAGTGGTACAGATTCTACTAATGATGGTTGGATTAAAATCGTAGATACTCAAATACTTGATGCTTTAGATGCAGCTAGTGAGGCACAAGCTACAGCTGATGGTAAAATAACTAGTAGAATAGGCACTACAGTTGAACGAAATGCTAATGAAGCTACACTAACTGCTGATGACTTAGGCGACTTATGGACAGACACTGATGAGAAT